ACCCCCACCCCGACGCCCACGCCCACCCCGACGCCGACGCCCACGCCCACGCCCACGCCGATCTTCTACGGCGTGGCCAACAATATCGCGCGGGTGGCGCTGGCCTCCGGGCACGCGATCGGTTCGGGGTCGCTGGTCCTGTCGACCCCGGCGGCGACGTTGCCGGCGCCGCCGTTCCGGGTCACGGCCATCGCGGCCGGTAGTTATGGGACGGCCGCCGAGGTGCTCACCATCTTCGGCGCCACGGCGGTCGCCGACGCGACCCCGGCCCCGGGCCAGGTCACCCTCACGGTCGGGGTCATCGAGGGCACGGCCGACGCGGCCTATGCGACGGGCGACCTGGCCGACCTGAGGATCACGGCGGGCACCATCGCCGACCTGAACCGCGCGGTCACCGATCTCGCCGCCGACCTGGACGTCCCCGCCGGCATCCTCCTGGGCATCTCGACGCGGGCCCGGGGCGCCGGCAGAATCGTCGCCGCCACGCCCAATATCGATTACCTGCCGGGCATGGTGCCGGACGGGATGATCTGCGCCGAGGGCGGCGCGCTGCACGTCGCGACGGCCGGGGTCGATTACCTCGCCCCGTCGAGCGCGATCCCGGCCGCGCAGGTGACCGGCCTGGCGGCCTCGGCGACGGTCGACGCCACCGATGCGTCGAACATCGCCGCGGGCACCCTGGCGACGGCCCGGATGGCGACCGGCCCGACCAATAACCTGGCGGGCTACTCGGGCTCGGGCGCGTTCGGCGCCGTGGCCATCGGGGCCGGGCTGGCGCTGTCCTCGGGCGTGCTGACCGCGACCGGCGGCGGCACCGGCGGCGGGGGCACCGGGACGGTGACCGCCGTCAGCTTCGTCGCCGCCAATGGCTTCGCGGGGCAGGTCGCCAATCCCTCGACCACGCCGGCGATCACCGTGTCGGTCGACGCCGCGATCGCGGGCCTGCTCAAGGCGGCCTCGGGGGCCCTGGCGGCGGCCGTCGCCGGGGCCGACTACGTGCTGCCGTCGGGCTCGATCACCGGCTCGGCCGGCACGATCACCGGCTCGATCCCGGCCGCGCAGGTGACCGGCTTCGCGGCGGCGGCGGCGGCGGCGGCGCCGGTGCAGTCGGTCGCCGGCCGGTCCGGCGCCGTGGCCCTCGCCGTCGCCGACGTGGCGGGCGCGGCCCCGCTGGCCTCCCCGGCGCTCTCGGGCACGCCCACCGCCCCCACGCCGGCGACGGCCGATAGCTCCGCCCTGGTCGCCACGACGGGCTTCGTGAAGGCGCAGGGCTACACGACGACGGCCGCCGCGGCGGCGGCGGCGCCGGTCCAGAGCGTGGCGAACCGCACCGGCGCGGTCACCCTGGCCGTGGCCGACGTCGCGGGTGCGGCCCCGCTGGCGTCGCCCACCTTCACGGGCACCCTCAACGCCCCCCAGCTGTCGGGCGGCGGCGCGGCGATCACGGGCATCAATGCCGCCAACCTGGCGACCGGCACGGTGCCGGCGGCCCGGCTCGCCAACCTGGCGGCCATGGTCCCGGGCGGCCGGCTGGCGCTGGCCACGTCGAGCACCCCGCCCGCCAATCCCCTGGCCAACGTCACCTCGGGGACCTACCTGCACTATGTCCCCTTCGCCGGCAGCGGGGTCGTCGTCTGGAATACCGTCACGAATCAATACGATTTGATCGCGATCGACGCCGCGCACCTGACGCCGCTCAACCTCGGCTCGCCGTTGCTGGCCGCCAATACGAATTACGATATCTATATCCAAAACAATAACGGCGGGCCGGGGGCGCTGATCGCGGTCGCCTGGACCAACGACACGACGCGGGCGAGCGTCCCCGTCGCGACCGACGGCATGCTGGTCTCGCCGTCCAGCCAGGGGCAGCGATACCTGGGGACGATCCGGACCGGGGCGACGGCGGGCCAGTCGGAGGACTCGCAGGTCAGGCGATGGTGCTGGAATCAGCACAATCAAGCGGAACGGAGGTTCGTGTACAGCGTCTCCGGCTGGACTTCCACGGGCCCGACCCCGGGTGCGTGGGCCTGGCGACAGCTCAACGGCAACGCGGCCGCGATGCTGGATTGGGTCTGGGGCGGGCTGGATTCCTTCGGCCCGGCCCGGGTCATCGATGTCGAGCTCGGCGCCGCCGCCTATGTGAGCGCCGGCAACTATTTCGGCCTCGCTTTCGGCTACGATCTCGCCTCCGCGGGCGGCGGCGGCAATAGCGATATCGTCGCGCTATCGGCTTCGGTGACGTCGACGGTCATCCGGCTCTACGGGCCGCCGGGCGGCGCCTTGCCGGTCGCGGGGCGGCACTATGTGACGCTCATCGAAGGGCTCTACAATAACCAGGCTTCGGGCGCCATCACCCAGAATTTCCAGTACGGTTACGCGATCGGGAAGGTCATGGGATGATCAGATGCAAGACATCAGCAAGAAACAGGCGGACTTCGCCCGGCGATACAGCGACGCCGTGGTGGCGATGCTCGATTCCGTCGCGACGCTCGCGGATCTCAAGGCCGAATGGGATGCCAACGGCTACGCCACGGGCTCCCAGCCGGTGGGCGGGACCGACTGGACGATCGGCGACGACGCGGTGCAATCGGTCCTGCCGGCCTGCACCGCGGCCATGCTGAACTCGGCCGTCGGTGCCGTCGAATCGGTGCGGGATGCGGTGACGGCGAACGAGGGCTACCTGGTCGTGATGAAGCCATGATCATCAGTGCATTCAATGCGGCCGTCGCGGGCGCGGCCCCGTTCGACGGGGCGATCGGCCCCGCCGCGGCGGCGGCCCCGACCCTCCGCGAGGCGTTCGCCGGCTGGCTCGCCGGGCTGCCCGGCCTGGCCGACGCCGGGGTCTACTGGGAGCAGCCCAGCCAGCTCTCCCGCTATCCGTGCCTGGTACTCCGCGTGCCCTCCCGCTCGTACGGCCACAACCTGGCCGGCTCCGACGGGACGTCGAGGGCGACCGTCGAGGTCACCACGCTCTCGACCCGGCAGGCCGATTGCGTGGCGATGGCCGAGGCGATCCGCGACCACCAGGACGGCTTCCGCGGGCCGCAATCGGGCCTGGCGATCCTCCGCCTCCTGCTCGAGGACGAGGCCGACTCGGCCACGGCGCCGCCCGACGGCTCGGACAACTGGATCTATCAAATGACGCTCGAATATCGATGCGATCACAGGGTGGCCCTGCCCGCGTCGATCGCCCAGGCCGATTGCTGACGACGACGAGGTGACCTGAAGGACGGGGGGTGGCCGATGGCCGTTTATGCGGGACAAGGGACGGTCTTGAAGGCGACGATCGCGTCGACGCTGACGGCGATCGCGCAGGTGCTGGAGATGGAGGGGCCGGGCATCCAGGTCGGGACGAAGGAGACGACCAACCTGGCCAGCTCGATCAAGACCTATCGCGGCCAGCTCCCCGACCCGGGCACGCTCACCGCCACGATCCAGTACGACCCGGCCGACACCACGCACCAGTTCCTGGCCTCGCAGGTGCTGCTCTGGCCCCAGCCGGCGATCGCCTGGGCCATGGTCTTCCCCGTGGCCGCGGGCACCCACGAGGCGACCTTCAATGCGGTCCTCACCAAGTTCGCCCCCAAGGGCTTCAACGAGGAGGACAACATCGAGGCCGACATCGAGCTCCAGCTCACCGGCGCCGTGACCTTCACCTGAGGCCGATCCCATGACCATGAAGGACTATATCCTCTCGATCGACGACCTGCCGCGGCGGCCGGTCCTCATCCCCGAATGGGAGATGACCGTGTACGTCCGCACGCTCACGGCCCGCGAGCGCGACCGCTTCGAGGGCCAGCAGGCCCGCGACCCCTACGCCGACGTCCGCGCCCGGCTGGCGGTGATGGCCATGGTCGACGACGAGGGCCGGCCGGTCTTCGACGAATCGGACATCCCGGCGCTCTCCGCCAAGTCCTCGCGGGCCCTGGACCGGATCTTCGCCGTGGCCGTGCGGCTCAACGGCATCACCAAGGAGGACCTCGAAGATATAAAAAAAGGCTAATGAATAATCCGCTCCGCCGGTTCGCCTTCCGGCTGGCGCTCCGGCTCAAGATGACCGTGCGCGAGCTGCTCGACCGGATGGATTCGGCCGAGCTCACCGAGTGGATGGCCTATGCGCTCCTCGAGCCCCTGCCCGACCCCTGGCAGCAATCGGGCATCCTCTGTGCCCTGCTGGCGAACCTGTGGTCATCCAAGGGCCGGTTCCGCCCCGAGGACTTCATCCCCCGGCCGCGGGCGGCGGCCCCGCGCCAGACGGCCGACCAGCAATGGGCCATCATGCGGGGCTTCGCCGGCGGGACCGGACCCGGCCACGGTGAAATGAGGAGATGATGTCAGATCCGGCGCTTGGCCTTATCGGGGGGCGTGAGCAGCAGATGTTCCGGCCAGCCCCATTTGATGCGCTTCTGGAGTGTCGACTTGCTAATGCCGGCGATCTTCGCCCATTCGCGGGTGGTCTTGCTCTCGCCGTCGATGGTGATAAGGGGGGCGACGACGGGAGGATCGAGGAGTCGATCTTCCGGCCAATTGTCCTCGATCCGTTGCTTGAGGATGCCCCGCGGCAGGCCGGCGGCCCGCTCGTGATCGGCCAGCGACAACGCCACGCCGTTGATGACTCGAAGCGCCCGCGGCGGCGGCTTCGGCCGCCCCGATACGCGACGGCGATCCGGGATTCCGAGCGTCGTGGCGAGGGATTTCCGTTGGTCCTCCAGAGGCATGCTCGGGGGGAGGGATTCGAGCGTCGCGCCGAACAATTTCCGTTGATCCTTCAACAGACTAGCCAGGGACTCGAATTGGACTCGCTCGGCCTCCCTCCAGCGATCGACAGTCCCTGGCCGACCGTCGGGCCTCCCCATCCGCGGCCTCGAGCGCACGGTGACCAGGAGACTGAGGGCCTCTTTCCAGATCGCGAAATCGCGCCTCTTCTTCGCCCTGAGCGGATGGCGCTCGAAATGCGGGGCGATGATGTGCACCAGATCATCGGTGCGTTGCACTTGATAGCGGACCTGCGGACAAACTCGGCCGCTCGACTTCGCATCCAACGGCCATCCGATATAACCGACTCCCCAATAATCGCGGATGAGCTCGATGATTTCGGTATCGTCGGTCCGCAGTTTGATGACGAAGCGGGCATAGCCGACCATGCTATGTCCCATCCGGCGCGACTGGAGGAGGAAACAGCCCTCGCCGTCGACGAAACCCGAAAGCCAGTGGCCGAATCCCTCGCGATCGATGTCCGCGGGGAAGGGCCTGATAGAATCGTTTGCAGCCATGGCGAGCACCTTGCCTCAAAAGGTGTGAGTCGTGGTCAGGGCCGGGCGATTGGTGACACAATCGTCCCGGCCCGTTCCACGATAGCTGGACGTCATCCATCTTTCAAGCGGATCCCCTGAACATCTAATGGTGATTATCACCAGGAGGTGATCATGGCTACCCTCGGGTGGCTTTGAGCAAGACTCAAGATCGGCGTCACGGCCGACACCTCGCAATTCAAGAAGGGGCTGTCGCAGTCGGCGCAGGTGCTGGCATCGTTCCGGTCGCAGATGCTGGGCATCGCCGGCACCCTGGGCGTGGCGTTCGGGGCCAAGGAGCTGATCGGCTGGGTGCACGGGGCGACCTCCGCCGCGGCCGAATCGGCGACGCTGGCGCAGCGGGTGGGCCTGACGGCCGAGGCGTTCGGCAGGCTGCAATACGCCGCGCGGCTCTCGCACGTCGACGGCGAGACATTGACGCATTCGCTCGAGAAAATGAATGAGAAGCTGGGGGACGTCGCGATCAACGGGTCGGGGCCGGCCTACGAGGCGCTGCGGCGGTTCGGCCTGTCGGCCCGCCGGTTGACGCAGATGGGCACGGAGCAGGCGTTCTTCACCCTGGTCGGGGTGATGGAGCGGATCCCGAACCCGATGGAGCGGGCGTCGGTCGCCATGGACCTGTTCGGCAAGTCCGGGCAGGGGATCATCAACATGGTGGCGCAGGGCGGCCCGGCGCTCAAGGCGATGGGCGAGGAGGCGATGGCGCTGGGCGTGGCGATGTCCGACGTCGATTCGCAGAAGCTGCTCGAGGCCGACACGGCGATGCTCCGGATCGGCGAGAGTATCCGGGGCGTCGCCGATCGGATCGCGGTGCAGCTGGCGCCGTTCGTCACGGCGATCGCCGATCAATTCGTCGCCTGGATGCAGACCGGGGTGACCGCCGGCGACCGGATGGCCCAGGCCATCGACTGGGTGGCGACGGCCGTGGGCGGCGTCTATGACGTCATCCAGGTCGTCAATAGCGGCTGGCATCTGCTCCGGATGGGATTCAACGAGGCCGCCAGCTTCATCCTGTCGGGCGTCCAGAAGTTGATCGACGGGTTCGCCTGGCTCTACGAGGCGATCACGGGCGTCGAGCTCGAGGTGAGCAACCTGGCCAAGGAGATGTCCGAGGCGCTCGAGGCGGCGGCCGTCGAGGAGCTGGGCAAGGCCGAGATCAAGAAATGGGGACACCAGACGGTGCGCGAGTTCGTGGCCGACCTGAGGCTCGCGGCCACCCAGCGGGCGACCTTCCAGGCGGGCAAGGCGCAGGCGTTCGCCGGCGCCGGCCGGGCGGTCGAGCACCCCAAGGTGGTGGATTTGCAGTTCGCCGGCGCCGCCGAGATGGGATCCAAGGAAGCCTACTCGGCCATCCTGAAGAGTCGGAGCATGCAGATGAGCAACCTGCAAAACCGGATCGAGGCCAATACCCGGACCACGGCCGAGGCGACCTCCCGCACCGCCGACGCCGCGGCCCGGATGGCCCAATTCCTGGGCCAATTGGCCGGCAAGGGCGGCGAGGTCGGCCGGGCCCTCACCGCGGGGAACTAGCGTGGCCGTCACCTCGATCGTGGACCTGAAGAATGAGGGCTCGCGCTCGGGCCGATGGGAGCTCAACTCGGGCCGGTCGTATCAGCGCAAGCTCCAGGTCATCACCGATGACGTCAACGACGGCCCGGCCACGGTCATGGCCCAGGTGGGGGCGCAGTACGGCGACATCTACAATCCCGGCTATGGGACCGAGGGCGATCGCTATTGCTATTGCCACTCGGTGGATTGCGACCCGGTCGGCGACGACGGCCTGCAATGGGAGATCACGCTCGGCTTCGGCTGGTATGATCCCAACAATGCCGGCGGCGGGCCGAGCCAGAATCCGCTGGCGATGCCGATCGAGGTCTCCTGGGGCCTGCGCGACCACGAGCTGGTGCTCGACACCGACCAGGCCGGTAACGCCGTGCTCAACACGGCCGGCGACCCCTACGATCCGCCGGTGGTGATCGACGATCCCCGCCTCGTGATGACCGTGGTCCGCAACGAGCCCGCGTTCAATATCGGCTGGGTCGTCGCCTATCGCAACGCGGTCAACTCCGACGCCTTCGCCGGCTTCCCGCCCCTGACGTGCAAGGTCCTGAATATCTCGAGTCGATCGCAATGGCACCAGGACGCGGGCTGGTATTACCAGGCCACTTACGAATTCGAGTTCCTCACCGCCTCCATCGATTACGACACCCAGACCGGTTATCGCAGGCGGGTCGTATCGCAGGGCTTCCGGGCGATCAGCGTGGTCACGGGCAAGCCGTATCACATCACGCTCAAGGGGGTGCCGGTCAACTCGCCGATGCTGCTCGACAAGAACGGCTATCTGCTGGGCCTGAACGAACCGCCCTACTGGCAGGTGTTCCAGGCTTATCCCGAGCTGCCGTTCGCGGTCTTCGGCTTCGATCCGGCCGCCATCTCGGGCCAGCGATCGGGCCATTCGGCGCCGCCCGGCGGGGGGCCTTGACCCGATGGGCTTCCGCCAACCGTCCGACGCGCTGTCCGACGTGGCGCCCTCGACCCGGCGGCACGAGCAGAAGCACGTCGACCGCCAGGCCCGTCGCGTCCAGGTCGGCATCCCGATCTCGGGCGATCCCGGACGGTACGGCCAGCGACGCGGCGGGCCGCCCGCGCTGGCGGCGATCCCGGCCATCGTGGTCACCGCCATCACGCAGGGCTCGGGGGCCACGCCCGGCACCGGGGCGGTCCAGCTCTATTACCTCGACACGCCCGACGACGCCGCGGCGACGGCCGACGCCGACAACGACGATGTCCCGGTGCTCAACTGGTACACGGGATCGGGGACGATCGCGGTCGGCAAGCACGTGTTCGTCTCGGCGTGGTCGGGCGGATATTGGCTGGTGGCCTGCGATTGCTGAAATGACCGGGTGGCCGGGTGACGCGGTGACCGGGTCATGATCCGTCACCCCGTCACCTCGTCATCTAAAGTCACCTTGTCACCTCGTCATCTTTTCACCTTGTCATCCGAGTATGCCGGTCAAATTCGGGTCGATCCAGGCCGGGTCGGGCTGCACCGGTTGCGGCGGCACCGCCTGCGGGTCCACGCTCTGCGTGACCGGCTGTCCCGGCGGGACCGCCCTGGTCGGCGCCTCGGTCACCATCTCCCGGGGCGGCACGGTGATCCATTCGGGCACCACCGTCGCCGACGGCCACGGCAATGCCTGCGTGGGCACGGCGATCCCGGCTTCGGCCGATTATCAGGTGGCCGTGTCGGCGACCGGCTACAAGCCCTATACCGGCACCAAGACGATCCATTGCGGCGACACGACCACGATCCAGTTGGCGGCGTCGACCTCGCCCGCGGGGGTCAAGTTCGCGGTCACCGGCTGTTGCAGCCTGCCGTTGGCCGGTGCCGCGATCACCCTCTCCGACGGCCAGACCGGCACCACCGATTCGACCGGGGCCTGCTCATTCTGGTTCGGCACGGGGGGCACGATCACCTATGCGATCGCCAAATCGCGGTGGGCGACCGCGACCGGGAGCTTCACCATCGCGAGCTGCTCCGCCGCGCCGACCACGAATCTCCCGGTCACGATGGCGCCGGCGACCGGCTACGTCTGCGGCGGGGCCATCGGCAACACCGGCGCCCTGGCCGGCTGCGCCGAGCCCCTGCCGACCACGCTCTTCCTCACGGATTCCCTCTATGGCGGCTGCACCCTGGCCTGGGACGCGGGCACCGCGAGCTGGAAGGGGACGATCACCTGCACGGCGCAGGCGCTCTGCGGTTGCCCCGGCGGCCAGACTTTCACGCTGACTTATAGCCTCCCGGGTAATTGCGACTCGATCCCCAACAATAGCTGTCGCGTCTGCGAATATCGGGATCAATTCCAGGATACCCTCTACGTGCATTGCAAGTGCGACGCAACGATCGTGTACGGGGACGGGTCCAAGCTCAATGCCGATGTGTTCTCCTGCGGCGAGACGATCACCTCGTACACGGCCGCGGGCATCCCCTACAGTTTCTCGGGCACGATCCCGTCGACCGTCTGCCTCCCCGACAACTGCTCCGCGACCCTGCATCCCTCGGGGGCGACGATTACGATCTCGGAGTAGGCGCATGCACTGGAGAGAGGCCCTCGACCTCGCGGTGGCGCGCACCGGACATGAGCGGTATCGGGCGCTCTGCGATGACGCGCACCCCGACCATGAGGCGTGGCGCTTGACCGTGCTGGCACTGGCGGGCGAGCCGGTGCCGGCCGGCTTCCCGCCCGCGGCGGCGATGGCCACCAATCTGGCGCGGTCGCTGTGGGACTGGGCGACATCCGGCTTTGCGATGGCCTCGGGTCCCGAGGCCGACCGCCGGCGGACGATCTGCCGGGCCTGCGACCGATTCCAGGCGGACTCCGGTCGCTGCCTGGCCTGCGGTTGCTCCACCGCCGCCAAGACGGTGATCCGGGTCGAGCATTGTCCGATCGGCAAATGGTAACTACGTCCCCGGCCCCTTCGGCCGGCCCTCGGCCCGCGCCCGCTCCCGATCGCGCCCTCGCTCGGACCGCGCATGCGCCTCGCGGATCAGTCGCGAGATCCAGGCCGACTTGGACACGCCGGCATACGCCGCATCGACCTTGGCGAGCCGATCGGCCTCCACCTCAATCCGAGTGCTCACCGTCCGCTTCCCCATCGGCATGGAATCCTCGCATCATCCCCGGGCCGGACGACGAGGATACCGCGCAAATCGCGGCGCATGAGCCCTTTACCACAAAGTGGCTTTTACCACACCGGCCGGGTCTCCCGCGACCTACCGTAAATTTATGTTAAACGGCTTGCATTGTAAAGGACTGATGAATAGACTCGCCTACCTTGCCGGGAGCGGACCCCGCGGAGGCCGGGTCCGGGACCACGATGAGCGGGGCCGGCCGACGGATCGGGCCCGCGAACGGATGCGAGGCGGGCCATGTCGCCGCCGACGCGCGCATCGCCGATGCCGAGGTCACCGCCGATGATCCGGCGCCGGGTGCTGCACGAGCACCGGGGCCGGATCCTGGAGACCGAGCTGATCGCCGCGACGCTGCGGGAATGGGCCGGATCGGCCGAATCCGTCGAGGTGGGATGGCAGGCGATTTATAGCGATGAGGTCGTGTTTGCGGTCCGGCCGGTGGCCGACACGATCGCGGCGGCGGTCCGCGCCTTGGGCGCCGTGGCGATGCCCGGCGCCGCCGGGGCCTGGACCGTCCGCCACCTGATGGGCGGCGTGGTGGTGGAGACGGCGGTGGTGATCGGCCCGGCCTGGTCAGACCCGGCGGGGCCGGCGGAGCCGTGGGTGCGGAACCGGTTCGGCGATCGGTTCATCGACGTCGCCACGCCGCTTCGGCGCGATCACGGCGGACCCGATCCCGTGGGAATCGGCGGGTAGGTCGAACGCGTCGTGCGGGTCCTTCGACCGCGATCCGGCGATCAGGATCGAGCGGGTCCGCCGGGGGATGGCGACGGCATCGAGTCGCCCGGGGACCTTCCCGTAGTCCGCGGGCTGCCGGTCCATCGCGGCGATCAGGCCCTCGCCCTCGAGCTGGATCCGCTCGATGTCCTCATCGCAGAGCGAGCAGAGCCAGGCGATGTTCCGCGCCATCGCCCGGCCCGGCCCCTTCAGCTCCGCGATCGGCACGGCCAGGCCCCGATCGCGCCGGGCCTGGGCCCACGAGCGGAAGTAGTGCGTCAGCCAGTCGCGCACCTCGGCGTACACGAACACGTCCAGCCGGCATCCGTCCCGGCGCAAGTCCCTCGCCATCGGCCCCGCTCCTCTAGTGGCCCGGTCGCTCCTCCGATTCCGCACGCGTCCCCACGCTAATCCCCCGGCCGCGCGCGGTCAAGTCGAGGATCGCACGTCCGGACTTCCGGCCTCCGGACGTCCGGTGTGCGCGATGTCACCTCTTGACAGGTCCGGAGGTGAGGGCTAATCTCGCGTCTTCCGTCCCGATCCAATCCCACGGCGGCCCT